CCGTTACCGATGGCGCCAATGGCCGGGATTGCGCGGAGGGCGATTCGGCCGAGGAAGTTTGCTGAAATCTTGACTCCGATTTTCTGGAGCAGCTTCTGGAGGGCTATAACGGCGCGGTTGTCGTGAGAACGTTAACCGCTTTTCGTGGGACAAAATTTAATTGAATTACAAAACCGATTGAACGGTTATTGAGGTTTCCTTGAATCGGCTATAAATTTACGAATTTTACTGGTCCCATTCAAGTGCTTAAACATGCCTTCGTAACTATTGATTCTTGACTCCTGTTTAGCCTGGTCGTTGTCTGGATTGACAACGGCCTTTTTGCAGTTTTTAAGCACCCTGGTGCCAGGATATACCCTATAAGGCAATATATGGACACCAAGGAAGTCAAAACCGAAGGCGGCGGGCTGTAATTGTATTTTATGCGGGTGAAGGGTCAAAAGAAGCTCTTTCTTCAAGAATTTTCGAATGCGGTCAATAGCATCGACCAGCTGATCTTTGTCATCTGATACCAGGACCATATCGTCAACGTAGCGGCCATAATAGCGTATTTTAAGCGTTCTTTTGACGAAATGGTCCAGTTTATTCATATAAATATTGCCGAACAGCTGCGAAGTAAGATTACCTATAGGTAGCCCTCTTTCATCGCCAGCATATTTCATAGACTTGTCGTGCGGAAGGTCATCCCAGGCTTCGGGTGGGCTACGGAATATGGCCGTATCTAGCGGCTTCGCATAGACAATTTTCTTGATAAGATACTTGCAAAGGTCAATATCAGGGACATCGCTCCATTTGGCTCGTTCAAGACCATCCATAATAAACCCGTAAAGCAGGTCTTTGTTGATATTCATAAAGAAGCCTTTTACATCGAGCTTGAGGGCCCAGCAATCTCTGTGAAAGTCGTTGCTGGAAGCCCGTAAGAATCCACGGGCACGATTTATGCCAAAAAGGGTTCCTTTGCCCTTTCGGCAGCTGTATGAGTCAAAAATAAACTGTCTCTCGAAAATTGGAAACAGCCAGGAGCAGAGCAAATGATGCACTACACGGTCGCGGAAATCAGCCGCAACGACCTCTCTTTTTACGGGTAATTCGTTAATAAAGCATACAGACGGGGATAATTCATAAGTTCTTGAATAGAGCTCCTGGGCAAGCCTTAATAGGTTGGATTCTAGGTCTAGTTCGAATTTCAGCTGGCTTCTGGTATTCCGCTTGTTTTTGCGGGCCAAACGATAGGATTTATACAGTAAACGATAAAGAGAGGGCACCGATAAGGTGCCCTCCGAGGAGTCCTTGACGAGACGAACAGAGTAACCGTTTGACTTATTGTTGTTGTTCGAATTCATCGATGCGCCCGTATTGAAGTTACGGTTGTAGGCGTTGGAAGACGAGTTCTCAGTGGCCGTCCAGAAGTTCGCGTTGCTGCCTAAATTGTTGAAGGAGCCCGAGTTCTGGTTACCAGCGGGAAAAGCCGCAAAGCCCATACGACTAAGTATTCATTTAATAAGGCTTAAAAGAGGCTTTCATTGGATCTTATAAGCGGTGTAAACCCGTCACCAGGAAGACCCGGTGATGAGGGCAGAATACTGGATTCCTCTTTGCTCGCTCCATGCGTCCGTGAACTCATGGATTCTGGCATTATCGTTTTCAAAATTTCCTCGATTTTAGTGTTTACAAACATCCATTGGTCGATGCTTACTTGTTTAAGTTCATTTAAAAGACGAAAATCAAACCGTATTCGATATAAAGAATCTATCACACAGGTCGAATCAATGGCCGTTCTATGGTTAATATAAAGAAAAATGTGCTCTCCCACGTTCACCAACTCATTGACTATCCGTTCCCCGATGGTGAATTTATAGTCTCTATCGATTTTAGGGACAAGTTTTGAAGAATAAATGATAAAGTCAAAAACCAGCCTATAAAGCAAAAATTCAGCGGTTTTTACATCTTTCTTTGATGAGTCTTTTGCTTCTTTTGTGACAGGCTTTTTCTTGTCTGCCGTAGGCGAAGACAATATGCCAGATTTCCATTCCTGGAAGCCGTCAATATCTGGTATTCCCTTTATTACGATATGAGAATCGTCCAATACTTCATAAGAAAAGGCCTTCTGCTTCGCCGTCATCTGGACATCTTTGAGCACGGTCTTTGGGAAACCGAGCCACACCAAGTCCTGCGCGACCTTTTGGACGAATCTGTGATGAACCTGGTATTTTCTAAAGATTTTTGAAAAAAGGAACGCAGAACGTTCCCAAGCCTGCCAGAACAGTCTGTCACGAAACAGATGGAGTTCGTTTCCGGCGTTATTTTCAAACTTTATGATGTCTTCTGTATTCATAAAAAAATTTCGCAAGGCTGCTTCGCAGCCTTGCGTCTGGATGCTTAGCCGGGGGACAAAATTTAATTGAATTCAGGCCCGTGCGCCTTGCGGTGCTCCGGTCCCGTTCGCTCTAGGCCCAATAGGGCCTAGGCTCACTGGGAATCCTTGACGAGACGAACAGAGTAACCGCGTGACTTATCGCTGAAGTTCGAACCCATCGATGCGCCCGTATCGAAGCGACGGTAGTAGGCGCTGGAAGACGAGTACTCAGTGGCCGCCCAGAAGTACGCGTAGCTGCCTAAATAGTTGAAGGAGCCCGAGTACTGGCTACCAGCGGGAAAAGCCGCAAAGCCGTAGGAGCCGTCACCGTTGCCGGAAGACCACCCTGTAGTAGATTTCAGCTTAGTGCCTGCAACACCGGAACCACCTACAGCCGTGGCCAAGGCATCCCATTCCGTTGTCGTGGGGACATGCCAACCAGGAATCAGTTCAGACTTGTGGTCTTCGAGATACTTCACTGCAATCCAGTTGTACAGAAGACCGTACTTATTGCCGTTTACGCCATAAGTAGCTTCATTGTTCTGGTAGTAATTGGCTCTAGGCTCCGAAGAAGAACTTCCCTGGCCTATGGCGCACCCGGTGAACTTGAAGTCAAGGTTCTCAGCCATCCATTCCTTGCCACCGATTACGACCGTATTGTACACCCTGCCCCCGATGTTGTTGCTCGCGGGAGTGTAGAAGGTCACCTGGCCCAAGCCCTTGCTCGAAAAATCATCGCCGGTTGAAAGAATGGCGTAGTTATAGTAGTACGTGCTTTCACGGTACTGAAAGAAGTTGGTCAGGTCAAAGCCGATATAACCATTCGAATCGACCACGACCATCTTGTTAATCGGCACGATGTTCACGATGTTATCGGCTTCGAACGATCCACCGCCGCCGGTTATGGATGCGATGAGCAGTGCCATGTCGTCGAGTTTCGCCGAAGACGGCACGGTGACGCCCTTGTCGGTGATGGCCTGGATAATATCGGCCTTTGCGCCGTTCAGGCGCGTGATTTCGCTTGCAACGCTCATTTAAAGCCTCCTTAAATAGCCGCCAAGAGGGTTTCGATATTGCCAAGGGCGGCATTTACATCGGCCTTGCTGGCCATAATTCGCCCGATTTTGGCCACTTCCCACTTGGTGGAGTCCCACGGACCGGCGGGGGTATCATTGGAGCCGATATCAACCTTGGCGCGGTAAAGCACACCGGAATGATACCTCAAGGCACCTTCGACATAGTACCCGTTTTCGCTGTATTCATCTTCGATATCAGCCGTTCCGGCGATTTCAGCCGAGTCGAGACGCTTGGAACTGCCCGAAATGCTGAAAACACCTTCGTAGTGGTTTTCGCGGGCTGCGGCGAGTGTCACCTGGGTAAGTTGCCCGGTCTTTTCGCCTTCGAATGCTTCGTTACTGTTAGCCATAGTCACCTCTTATGCAAGTAAAGTCGTGTCAAGGTTCGCTTTGTAGAGCAACGCCCTGAAGGACGCCGTGATGCTCATCGCCCCTTGATTGGTTTTAAGTTTCAGATCGACGCTGCGCTGTGCGGGAGTGCTCAAGGGCGGAATCACAAGGTAGCCGCTAAACTTGTCGGCCCTGGCATCATATTCTTGCGTCATATCCGGCAAGAAATAGCCTGAGGCGTTACATTTTACAACGGACATTTCACACGTCTCTTCGCGTTCGTCGGCGTCTATCGCCTGCAAGGTATAGTCCGCGACAACGCCACTGCTGCCAGATGTCACCGGATAGGTGGACGTGCCTGTTCCCTTGACCATCACGATTGCGCTGTAGCCCTTGGGGACCGTAAGTGTTGCGAATTTCACGAAATCGGTAGATACGCCGCCGGGTGTGAAGCTCTTCCAGCCCGTATCGGTCATGGCGACCGGGTTGGTTTCGAGCTCGTAATACTTCCAGACGTACGCAGCACCATAGGAGAAGAACGTCAAAAGGACGCTTGAACCGCCCTTGATAGATATTTCCTTGCGTGAAACAGAATTCTGCGGCAAAGATACAATTACAGGATAGTCCGTTCCACGGGTTACCAGGAGAATCGTATTGGCCCCGGTGCCGCCTACGCCGTCAATCGTAACCGTTTCAGGCTCGCCGGACAGCGAAGAACTGTGATGGATAACGACGGCAAAGCCACTCGAAGCAGTAGACAGGTCCACTGCACGGTTTTCCGTATTGAACACCTGGACCTTTTTGCCGTAGTTGGGCGGCAAGGGCAAGTGTCCGGCCTCTTCTTCATCATTCGTGAACGACGGATTCTGCAAGGCATTCATCAGTTCCGGGGGAATGATAGTACCCGTTTTAAAATTTATCTTATTCATTTTCGTCCTCCAGGATAAGGAATTTGTCGCTTTCGAGCTTCAGGAGCTTGCCGTCCTCAAGTTCAAGGAATTTTTCTTTAGAGAGCTGCCAGCGGATCTGCGTGAACGGGATTTTCTCGGCTTCGAGCAGGTCCACGATACGGTAAATGCCGTGCTGCGGGTGGTTGCTGGTCACGGTCCAGGTGTACTGTTCGTCCGGGTCGTAGATTTCAAAACCCGCACGGCCAAGGCCCGCACGCAACATGCGCGGCGGTTTCACGATGTCGATTTCAAAGCCCATCGACGCGGCAAGCGCCTTGTAGTGGCGTTCGGCAATGCCCGAATCACGGTTGATGGCTTCCAGGAGCGCCGCCCTGCGGGCTTCAATGGTGCCGGAATGGCCCAATTCGTAGAGGTTTTCCCACTTTTCGAGCGTTGCTATGGCCGAACTGGGGAAGATTTCGCGGTAAACGCCGTCTGCGCTTTCCAGGGCGCGGTCAAGCTCCTTGCACACCACATACTCTTCCAGGTCCATCTGGAGCGGGTGCAGCCGCGAGAGCGCCCTGTAATGCCGACTATCGAAAAAATTTTCACTCATTACTGCACCACCAGTTCACCAAGGACAAATCGGTCTGTTTCATTTTCGGGATAGATTGCCGAAGTCTGTTCCTGGTACGCCCCGCCGTTCTTCGATACCTCGACAACGGCATTGGAACCGCCGTGCTTGAGCACGAACACGACTATCTGGGCGGGTATAAACAGGTCGCCTGCGCTGAGGTCGGCAAAATACTTGGTCACGTCTTCCCGGAAGCCGTCTTCGTCCATATTGGACAAGCCGCTTACCGTGACGCGCAGGGAAAGTGTCGTTTCTACAGGGACATTGACCCATATTTCACGCGGTGCCACCGGGCCTTCGTCTTCGCACTTGACGCGGACTGCTTCGCAGCATCGCATCGATAGCGTGCTCGGGCCGATGAGCATGAGAACCGTGCCCACACCGTAGTAGTTCTTGAGGCAGCGGGATGTGGACGGGGCCTCGTCGGATTCAGCCGGTTCGTAGATCTCGATGCCGAAGCACTTGACAGCGTTCAGGGATGCAGTCTGCCAGCTTTCGAGCGCCTCGATTTCGTCGAGTTCGACCTTGACATAGCGGGTAGAAACAGATTCGAAGGTGGCCATGGCCCACCAGTAGGCGGCATCGACCTTGCCCTGCTTTGTCCAGGTTGAACCATCGTCGGACGTATAGACATTGAAAGAAGCCGGTCGGTTGGTAATGAAACCGAGCCCGATGCCGAAAATTTCCTTGGAACCGCCCAAGTCAATCACGACATACTTTTCGGTGTCGCTGGAACCGCAGGTAAAGGCGATGTTCTCGCGGTCGTGCGGCTTGACGGTGTTGGTGGCGCTCAGGTCGGGCATATTGCCGGAAATCATCGAGGATTCGAGTTCGACGGCCTTGCCGGTAGAAGACGCTTCGAGCGCCCAGCGTTCGTAGTCGCTGGGCTTGCCGCCACTCTTCGGGTTGCGGAGATACGACAGGATGAGCGTCAAGAGCTCGCTTGCGGTCAGGTTGCTGTAGTCGAGCCCTCGGTCGTTCGCCCACTGTTCCAGGCTCGCCTGGTTCATCGTGGTCGGGAAAATCTGGTCAAGGGTCCAGTCCATCTGCTTGTACAGGCCCCAAATGGCGGACGCTGCGGTCGCGAAGCGGATATAGGTTTCCGTGCCCTGGCTGATATTGATCAGCGGGTCAATGTTCTTTGCGTCTGTCACCATGCGCTGAAAGATCTGGTCAACTGTTACGGCCATTGTCTAACCTCCACGAAACGGGTAAAATCAATCACGTCGCCATTGTATGCGACACATTCCACATGCACCTGGAGCTTGTCGCTATCGACATAGGTAGCCGTCGATACGACGCTTTTAAGGTGCTTGTAGTCAATCATCCACTGCAACGCCTCGGCGGCGTATGTCTCGGCCCTGCTCCTGGTCTTTTCGGACGCCACTTCCCGGGCAAGTTCCTTGAAGCGGTGGCCAAATTCGGGCTTCTTGTAAAAGGAACCCTTGGCGACGGTAAGCGAAAGCTGGACTTCTTCTTTAATCTGGTCAGTAGTCATTGTAATGTCTCCGGGAAAGGTGACGGGCTCGGCGGTGTCGTGGGCATGGTCTCGGTGACGGTGCAGACGGCGGTCTTCAAGACGGTTTGAATGTCTCCGAAAAGCTTCTTGTATGGCTTTTGAACTTCCTGCTTTGAAGCTGCCTGCGCGTCCACCAAAGCCTTGATGACTGCAAGAACGCCCGCCTGGGCAGCCGCGAAGGTCGGAACGACGGACACGACGGCCACGCCACCGTGTGACGGGATTCCGGGCTTAGGAAGGCCCTGCCAGTAGGCGCAGAGCTTCGCCGCCATGTTGGCAGGCGTCCCGCTGGACGGGTCAAGCACCGAGAAGGCGCTTTCCAGGAGAGACTTGTCGCCACCCGCCGAAAGGTCCGCACCGAGAATGATGCCGCCCTTGGCGTAGTCGTCGTAGGCCTTGGCGAGCTGCGGGGCCACGCTTGTCTTGCCGTCGGCAGACTTGACAATCCGGGAAAATTCGGAATCGAGAGTGTCCAGGTCAAGCATTTACGCCCCCGTGTCCTGTTTGTCCGTCGGTGCCGTAGGAGCGCCGAGGTTGCCGATGTGGGTGTGCTGGTTGTAGTTGTCGCGCAGCTTGGAGAGCTTGCCTACCTTGTCGCTCACCTCGCCGTTCACGCGCAGGTCGCCATCGACATCGATGCCGCCATCGGCCTTGATGGCGATTGTGCCGTTATCCTTGAGGATGATGTAGTGGGCCTTGTCGCTGTAAAGCGCCGTTTCGCCCTCCTTTACGGCGGGGCGGTCCTTGCCGTCGCTTGCAACAGCAATGACCACATTGCCAAACTGCAAGAAAAGGCAACGCTCACCGGCCTTGGGAATGCTGATAAAGCCAAAATGCTGCATCATCTGACGGCCTTCAAATTCGATACCGTTGGCCTTGCCGCTGATACTGCGGAGCTTGCCTGCCACATCCTTGCAGCTGGTAACCAAACTGGTGAAAAATTTCATCATAACGAGCCTCCAGGCTGTAATTCAAGGCGGGTACGCTTGCCCTCACTCCTGGAGAGTGTGAACGTGCGGCGTTTAATCAGATACGAGTCAACAGCGCCGTTGTAATGGTCCTCTACGTCGCAAAAGGCGTTGATTGTCCAGGGAATACCGTTCTGAGAATGTCCGGGAACTGTATATTCGAGCTGGATTGCGGAAGCCTTTTCCGTCGCCAGCTGGAGTTCTGCGGTGCGCTTTGCAGGGCCCTCGTTTTCGTTCCAGTTCACGACAAGCGGACGGTAGAACGGGAAATCGTCGTTTTTAACCTTTGCCGCCACATACTTGATGTCGTCATCATCCTGGCTTTCGCCGATAACCTTGATGAGAGAATGCTGCCCGTTCAGGGTCTCGGTAACGGTTCCTTCGATGTAGTCCATTTCCTCGCCGTTTTCAAAGGCGTGGATCTTGAAATCAGCCTTGCCGCGCTCAACCGGCTTGTCAAAGACCAGTTCGCCTTCGGGAGACGCCCAGAACAGGAAACCCTGCGAATTCGCCGCCTTCTTGAGGACATCGAAAACGCTGTCGCCCGGAGAAAGTTCCACAAACTTTCTCTTGACCTTGACTTTATCGGAGCCCGATTTGAAAACAAAATCCTTCCTGGAGATAAACGGAAGGTCGCGCACCAGCTTTTCAGCCAGTGCGGGCAAGGTAGTCGGCAAAGTTCCGAAGTTTGTCACGCTGGAGTCTGCCAGGACGGACGCGACGGAACGGCCCTCGATTTCCAGCTTTGGCCCGCTGCGAGACAGCGAACGACGCACAGAATCGACAAGACCCTTCATCACGCATTTTCGATTAACGAAAATTTCGCAGGAATCGCCCTTGTTCACTTCATACTTAGAATCACTTTCGAACTGGAACGAGCCTTCCGGTGAATACAGGTCGGTATCGATCGTGTAGCTCACGAACCTGTCAGCACGCGCTTTTTCCACAAGCAAGATGACTTCATCATTCTCCATAGACCATCACCTTGCCTTGCATGAAAGTGGGATTCTTGACATTGTTCAATGCGCAAAGACGTTCAGCGGCCTTGTAGTTCAAGCCGTTTTCCAGGGCAATCTTGTGAAGCGGAGTTTCGTGGGACACATCGACCGTCTTTGTGGTCATGTATTCCAGCTTTATGCGAAGTACCGCATCGGATAGCATCGCGGCCATGTTCTTGAGCCTGTAAGGGCTTACAGCCTGCGGAAGGACTTGCTGAATGAACTCCCTTGCCAGGGCTAGGGTATCTTCCAAATCGGCAGGCGTAACAAGGTAGACTTCGCTTTCCTCTGCCAGTTCACGGCCTTCGGCATCGTCCATGACAATCCGTTCTGCGGCGAAGGATTCGCCCATCTTTTTCTCGTCATCGGAAATCTGCTTGGCAGTCTCTGTCGCGACTGTTGCAGCCGCCAGGGTCGCAAAAGCCGAACGGACGCTCGCAGGGGCGTCGTAAAGGGAAGCCAGCATAGAAGACGCGCTACTCACCAAAGTGGCCGTAGAAGCCCTGGATTTGCCTTTATTCAGGCCAGTCTTTCTGGCAAGAGTCACGAAGGAATCGCAACATTCCTGGATAGCCTTTGTCAATGTTCCAGATAGCGAGTCCAAGTAATCGATAGTAGTGTTGATAGCATCGACGGGTGCCTTGACGGTCGCTAGCGCTCCAAGAAGCTGCCCCATCGCCTTGCTTGTCGCATTGGCAAAGCTTCGTGCGGCATCGCCAAGAGACGACCACGCGTCAATAAGCGACCAGTCCGAAGAACCCGGAATGTCGGGAACGCCAGTCTGTTGCATCGATAGAGCCACGCTTTCCTGTACTTCCAGGTTGAGGGCCTGCGCCTGCTTGAAATTGTTCTGGTAGGGGTCCGTGTAGCTTTGGATGTCGGGCTGGATTTCATCGACTTCGAAATCGAAGGTGAACTCGCAGAAACGGCGACGGCGGTCATTTCTGAAAGAAGCCGTCTTCGGGTAGCCGTAAATAGTCCCGTGGTCCGGATGAAAGAGTTCTACAGGCTTCTTGAAAATGGACAAAAACCACTTGCGCAGCGACTGATAGTTATTGTCGTAGTCTTTATTCGAGAGAACGCCTGAAAACTTGAAGGTTTCCGGGTTGACGCCCATGTCTTCATGGTCCGCCCCGTTCTTGTAGGGGTAGGTCGTGGACGAGATGGCATGAGAGATGTCATCGTCGATGGATACGAGCTTAAGTTCCCACGGGCCCAGCTTTGCGGTCTTCGCTTCTGCCATTTACGCCCCCCAGCCCGGTGTATTCTTGTGGACCTTGACCTTGGGCGGCTTGCCCTTGTCGGTTTCCACTACGGTTTTCCCGGAAGAATCGATGTTGATTACAAAATTCGCCATGTATTCCTGGGCAGACACGCCATTTTTTCCGTCGCCGTTCTTGATGGCGTTTTTCATCAGAGTGTTATACATGTTCAGGTCGGCATAGAGCTTGTCGAGTTTCTTCTGCGACGGCAAAAAGCTGTTTTCTTCCTTCTGGATTTCGAGCAGGGTTTCGCCGTGCTTCTTGCTATACACCGCCGCCTTGCTTCCATACCGTTTTTCGAAATTCTCCTGGTTACGTTCCACCATGGCGCGGCTGTTCGCTTCGACATCGGCAACGACATTGCGCCATTCCATGAACGCCTGGCCAAAGTCGTAGATCTTGTCCATTGCCCAGGTGGTGGCAGCCGTAAGGCCGATGCGCCCCAGGGCAGTATTGCCGAGCTTGTTCAGCCCCGCACGTGCGGTAGAAAGTCCCTGGCGGAACTTGCCCACCTCTCTTGTGGTAGTTTCCATCGCCACGGAGGTCTGCTTTGCCATATTCTTGACAGGCGGAACATCGTCGTCCATGTAGTCGGAGCCACCGCCTAAACCGTCGCGCATGTTGACCACGAATACCTTCTGGACGGAAGCGTTCAACGCAGAAGCGCCCGCACTGGTGGCAGACGGTCCAGCGCCGCCCTTCTTGCTCCAGATACCCTTGATATCCTTGGCAAGCCCTGCGACATCCTTCACGAGGCCTCCAATCTTGACGGCACCCAAGGCAATAGCGGCAACGGCCATCGCCTTGAATCCAGCCGTGACAATTCCCTGATGGCGGGAAAGGAAGCCAAGCGCGGTCGTGAGCTGCTCCACGGGGCCCGTAAGGTTCGTGTCGGCAAATTCCAGGGCGACATTCTTCATCTTGTCAACATTGCTGTTGAACGAATTAGACGCCTTTTGGTAGTAATCTTCCAGGACATCGGAGTTTTCCATCCCTTCGATACCAGCCTGGGCGATTTCATCCATCCTTTTCCATTCATTTTGGAACTCCCCAATCAGGGGATTGATGGCTTTCATCGAGGATGCGCCAAATACGGGCGACAACTTTTTAAGACTTCCGCCCGTCTTTGCCATTATTTCCTTGATAATTACATCAAATTCGCGAAGTTCATTGTTCTTGTCGAATACACTTACGCCAAATTTCTTCTTGATATCGGCGGCCTTGTCAATCAGTTCAGAAAACAGCGCAGAAACCGATGTCGTGGTTTCCGCCGAACTCTTGATTTTTTCATTGACAATTTGGAGGAAAGAACCGAATTTGGCGAATTGATCCGTGGACTTAATGCCAAACGTAGATGCAGACGCCAGCAACGCCTTACCTTCGGCGGCGAAGCTCTGCAAGGTAAAGGAACCCTTTTCGCCTTGAATAATCAAGGCATTAAAGGCATTAAGAACCTGGTCGGCGCTATATCCCATGGAACCTTTCATGGAAGACGCTACGGCAGCCAGGTCTTCAATAGAAGTTTGGGAAGCCTTGGACGCCTTGGCTAGGCTAACGCTCATCTTTTCGGCAAAATCAAAGTCACCCGTGATCTCACCGATTTTTGAAACACCGTTCAGGATTTCATTGGCGGCAACACCCGTCTCGACAGCCGTCTTATGCAGCGATTCGCGGAACACTTTCGTGTCCGCGTCGCTTTTCTTTGCCGCAAAGCTGTAATACATGAGCGATTCGGAAAGGTCGCCCACGTTCTTGACAGCCATGCCAAGCCCACCGCCAAGAACCAACGAATTGAAAGGCGTGACCATACGGTCTGCAAGCCCCCGTAGGGAACTGCCGACACGCGCAATGCTTGCACGGGCACGGACACCAAAGCTGTTAATCGAGGCGGAAGACTGTCTAAGGCCTGTTTCAAGCCTTGTCGGGTCCGCGCCGATACGCAATGTAACGCTATTGTCAGCCAATGCTCTGCCATCCTTTATCGTTGGCCAAATAGCCCTTCATCGAAAAGATGAGGAGCCACTGGGCGTCGTTTAGTTCTCTTGCGGGGCAACCAAAATACGCAGAAGCTTCCAGGCTACAGGCAAGCTTAAGACTTTCGAGCGAATCTGGTCCGGTTTTTTTTTGAGAATGTCCTTGAGCTGTTCAAATTCTTCGTCCGAGAGCTTTTCCAGG